CATACTGCTGATAGTAGATCGCTTTCATCTGTGGAACGCTACGTGGATTCAGAAGGTAACGTCCGCTGATGCGGCGTAATTCTTCCTCCAATCCCCACAGGAGGGGGATTGCAGTACGCTCATTGATATTGCAGGCTTCTTCTACGTCGAAGTAGAAACCGTTTAACTCTACTGTGGTAAAACGTTCGGCGGCAGAAACCAATCTATTGTATAGCTCTCTAACGTTATCTGAATCGAGTTTAGGATCCAACAGGTTTTTAAGTTGCGCTGTACCCGCACTATCCCAACCGTTGTACTTGTATAACTCCTGTCTACTTCTGTTCTCGGGCTTCTTGAATTCACCTGTCTTCTTGAAATACTTAACTGATTCAGGCTCGTAGTCGGGCCATCCCAACTCGGAGCTAAGAAGATATTCGAGAGCATGATATCCTGGCCTTTCATCTAAGGCGTAGGACATTAAGAACGTGTCTTCATCCACTCTTCCTGCAATATTATTTTGTCTGAGTACTTTCGTGTCAGCTTTACCGTTATGCCAGATGAATTTGATGTCACTTCGCTCGTAAAATCGTTGAAGTAACTTTCGGTTCGTTCCTTCGCAAATAACTCTGCCGTCAAAGACAACTGCTTTGCGACCATCGCGACTAAAACCGGCACAGGTAATTGTTGATCCGAAAAACTCAAGGTCGGAACTAAGACAGTCAAAATCGGTTCTGAGCCATTTGGTGAGTATATCTCGAGCCTCAAACTCGTTCCAGATGATTCGTACTTCCGGAAAAACCGGCGGAGGTAGCGGATCAAATGCTCTCCTAAAGTCGGCCACCATATCAGGATACTTGTCATTGTCTCTGATTACGGCAGCAGGGGTATTTGTTACAACTACTCGTTGGTCACCTCTTGTAATGGTAAATCCTCTGGCACGGTGTACAGCACGATATTTTGTAAGTGCCGCTGTCGCTTCTGCGCCACCAGCGATGATAAGTTCGACGTCTCTGATATCGTTATCGAGTCTGGGTTTGCACGCTTTAATAGCGGCCAGAGGCGGATCATCAGTTTGACACAGAACGACATTCGTTGTGATAATCTCATTTCTGTTTACTCCATGCTTCTTGAGTAGATGATCCAACACTTTACCGCTTGGACCAGCGAATGGTTTATCTGCTCTAACATCGTGCTTACCAGGACTACGACTAACAAACGCGACCTTTGCTCCTGTGGGGCCGTGGGTATGACATACCCGGTTTTCCAACAACGGGCATTCCCAACAACGTGCGCCCTCAGCTTTACTAGGTAGTTTCAGCGTTGCTGTAGCCATCTAGATAACCGCTGATAAACTTAGCATCTTCTTCGCCGGCCTGTTGAGCTTCTTCTTCACTATCAATGACTCTGACAGTTTGAACCGTTAGTTCCTGGGTCGTAGAGATTTGCATTGTGTGTATAACTTTCACCTCTGCCATACGGCACCCGCAGTATTCCGTAGTGGTAAGCTGAGGCCACTAACTGTGCTGCGGTTCGAGCTTCGAATATCTTCCTTAGCCAAAATACCCTGCTTTCGATTTGTCTAGACGTAGCTTTCCTTGCTAGGCTATCGCCTATTTCGTTCATAGTCAAGCCTTCTGCTAGACCTAGCAGAATGTTCACGTCACTGTCTTTCAGCCTCGATTCAATGTTTTGAGGAATGTGTGACATTTAAATCACCGCGTATAGTTTTGTCATCCTACCCTGCTTCTTCACCGTAATTATCCCTCTCTCACCTAATGTTTCAAGTGTCTCCCTCGCTTCTTTCGCTGACATATGGAACTTCAACATGACAGCTGATTTGGTGCATCCTGGATTCGCTCTAACGAACTTACCTACTTTCTCCAAGAACTTCTCTATGAACGGTTTGCCCGCGTTCTCGAGAAGTTCAACTGTGTAAACTCCCCACCGTTGGATGTACCACGCAGCCTGATGAATATCATCCTTGGTTACTTCCAATGTATAGTTCTGTTCGTTCGTTTCTCTCCTTGTGGCTGCGATCAGAACTGCCATTTTGAGCATTGAGAATGCAAGTCTCTGAAATGTCGGGAGCGCGATCATTGATGATCCTGAATCATTAGCCGCATGAACTAGCTTCATCTCAAGATCACCATAATACGCCCAAGCCTTTTCATCGAGCTTAGCATTAAAGCGTACAGGTGTGATGAGTTGTTCCCCTCCTACCTCAATGAATGAAGTCAGCGAGTATTGCTCTTTGAGATCAATCAATGAGTTTACAATGTTCTGCTTTAAGGCTTCTGTTCCCGCCGTCGGAGGGCCAGTTCGTCTTAACCTGGCAAGATCATTCTCTCCACTGACTACAAGGAATCGTGGGAGAAACCCACTGAGTATGTATTCCTCCGAGATGAGTCCATAGACCTTATCTCTAATTCCACCTCCAAAGAAGATGAAGTAAGGCTCAGTGATTGTGATCGTGTCCTTACGTAAGAGACGTTGAAGGACTTTCGGAACATCATAAAGCTGAGTAAGTGTTTCTGGAAGACCGGCAAGATAGTCTTTTCTATTGATACTGTCGAAGAATCCACTAACCTCATCCTTGTAGAAAATTGAGACACGCTGAGGTCGCGTGCTTAGACCAGTCAACAGTCCTTCTGGACTACCATCAGTTGCGAGGATTATCTGCTTGTCGAGGTCTGTGATAATATCCATCGCCATTCGCATAGCTGTGGTCTTACGAGTTAGCGTACTCTCACCAAGAATCAAGCCCCACAGATTAGGTACAAGATCACCGAACGAAGTACCTAATCTAAGTCCGCCTGAAATTGTGGCAGAGAGAAGAATAAAGCAAGCAAGTTCATGATATTGAATTGGTGCATCGGTTGCAGCTTCCCCCCACTTCTTGTAATCGAGAACTAACGAATCTTCTGTGACTGAATCGGGATCAACCAATTGCGGCAGTTCGAGTGTTGCGTAGCCTTGATCGGTTAGAACGGTTAGTGTGTTGTGGCTAAGATCAGCTTTGATTACCTCACGCCACAAGTAACTAACTGGTCGATTGTCACGCTCGTACTTGTTACAAGCTGCCGTTGAAGCTACCGCGAACGTTTCTTCCCGAGTCATACCCACTTCGATGCAAATGTTGATTAACCGCCAAAGTAGTCTTGACCAATCTGCTTCGAGTTGTGGCTCGTTTGCGTAAAGCTGAGAAAAATCGCTCTGTCTGCGTAGCTCCTCACGATGGGCGTAAATCACGTTACTGACGTCCGGCAGTTCTTCGGGCATTTCGTCAACATCAATGTCCGGTGCCATCGGCAACGAAACATCGGGTAAAGCATCAAAAATATCCACAGGAGCCAAAGTCTCTCTTGCGAACAAGAGTTGAATCTTTGGCGGCTGTGGATATTTCATGTTGAAGGTGAAGGGAACACGCAAAAGCTGCGTCAAGTCCCAACCACTTCTATCAGCTCCGATATGATAAGCTAATCTTTTCGATAGATCCTCTTGTACGTCAGGCGGTATCTTTCCTTCCAAACGCCAGTATGCTTGAAATCTGCCTGGACTTGATTCAATTACACTAGTTGGAGGTGGATCAATTTTCTCGTGATCTACATGATCCAAGTCTGACCAAAGAATCGCTCCCGGCAGACATGCATCTTTAACTCGTTCAGCCCGACTTAGAAGTGACGTGCAGAACCAAACATTGTTGTTCGTCTGCACTGATGTGATAAAGTTATCAATCTCATGAATGGTGTCGGGCCATTTGAAGAACTTCTGTGAGAAGTACCCTTTTGATTTGCTTGATGTTGCTATACACAAAAAGCCCTCTGTGTTACCAAAAAGGTACTCGAAGAACTGCGTTCTGATAGGGAGTAAAGTCTGGGCCACAATAAAAGCGGGGGGCGACCGCAGACGCCCCCCGCCACTTTCAGGAGTTAAAGAAGATCATCTCCCTCTGTTGCTGCTGCTGTTCTCGGCTTCACGTTCCGCACGTTGTTGCTAGCTTCGTACTGATCGTTCGCAGGACGAATACCAACGACAACTGTGCACTCTCTGCCGATCGCATCTTCTGGATCGAACTTGAACTTACCACCCATCACTTCCTTCTCACTATATCCAATTGCGAGAAGGAAACGTGCGAACATACCATCCAACATCTTCTTCTTTGATGGATCGTAGTCCGCAGGTGCGATCCAGTAGCGGTTGAACAGACGGCGATTATCATATTGTCCGCCGTCTACCTTGAACTGTACGTTGAAGCCAGGAGTACCGATAGGCAGTTTGCCGTCGGGATTCTCCGTTTCGATGGCTTCGCACTCGAACACGATAGCAGGATACGAACCACTAGGAATCGGATCGAACCCTTTTAGATCAGCACCAGAGAGATCAAGAACTCCACTCATCTGAGTATTCCTTTCTAAGTTTGAGTATCCTCTCCTTGAATCAGTGACCACATTTTGGGAACTGAGGGATCACTGATGACGCTGCCAAGACGCGCTGTTCTATCTTTAGCAACAACGTTCTCCGTCTTGACTACCTGCAACTTGCGCACTATTACCTTTTCTCCTTCTTCACCTCCTTCTTCGGCTACACGAAGAAATCCGACTACATCAAAGAAGCCGGATACCTCTGCCTTTAACTTACCAGGCAGACTTGGGAAATACATCGTCTTGTTCGTTCGCTCGTCTTTATCAGTAGCGCACAAACAGGTGACGAATGTATGACATTGCAAATCTTTCAAAGCGCGGATAATCAT